AGTATCTTATCCGAAACATCATTCGTGGTAAGAACATTATGATGACCGGCCCTGCTGGTTGTGGTAAGACGATGGCCGCCAAAGCCGCCGCCAATTCGATTGAGGGTTACACTATGGAAATCTTCAACTTGGGTTCAACGCAAGACCCCCGAGCAACTCTGATTGGTAATACCCAATTCGACACCAACAAAGGTACGGTCTTCAACCCATCACCTTTCGTCAAAGCAATTCAGACTCCAAACACTGTGGTAGTGTTGGATGAGATTAGCCGGGCTCACCCTGAAGCTCACAACATTCTGATGACGGTGTTGGATGCTGGTCAACGATACCTTCGGTTGGATGAGGCGGCTGATTCGCCTGTTGTCAAAGTGGCTGATGGAGTTTCCTTCATCGCTTCCGCTAACATCGGTAATGAGTACACATCGACTCGACAAATGGATAGGGCGATGATTGACCGATTCACCATCATTGAGATGGATACTCTGACCAAAGATGAGGAATCTGAACTACTTCGGATGATGTACCCATCAGTTGATGAGTCTGTGGTCAATGCGGTTGCTGAGATTACTTCGATGACCCGAAGTGAGGTTAAGAAAGAAACTCCTCAACTGACCAACTCACTATCTACCCGAACTGCGGTAGAGATTGGTTCTCTCCTCTACGATGGGTTCTCACTCGATGAGGCTGCTGAGATTACCATCTACCCTCTCTTCGATGACGCGGGAGGTGCTTCGTCCGAACGGACTTACATCCGACAATTCGTTCAGAAGTTCGTTGGGTCAACTGATGAGGACAATCTCTTCAATACTGAAACTGAAGATTTGACCAATCCTTTCTAACAACATCGGTTGGAGTTAAGAGCCCCACCATTCAGGTGGGGTTTTTTTAAAACTGATTTTGATAATAACTTTATTTTTTGTATATTTATCACAAATTAAATTCTATGGATATAAAAGAATTAACAAATATTGTAGTTGAGACTCTTAGAGAAGATGGGTTCTTTGAGGATAAGTGGATGGATGAACATAAATTTAGACCACGCTTCTACAATTCAGTTAAGAGTATTAACCTATCAAATGATTTGGGTCATACATTAGAATCTCTGTTTACTATAGCAGAGGAAATATCTTCTGAGATTATATCGGAGAATGTGACTAATACTATCGATGGGTTGGTAGAAAAGAATATTGTAAGTAGAGTACACGATGAAGATGGTGAACTTACTTACTCACTAAATAAAGATTACAATGAGTAAAAAAAGAACATTGAATGAAATAAGACAGGTCAAAGATGCTGTATACGAACACAAATATGATTTAGATAATGTACTGCCTGATGAGTATTGGAATGCACTTTCTCAATCATTAGAAGAGGTTGACCAATCATACAATACACCCGATTGGGATGAGATGGATAGTAACTACTATTATCAATTAAGAGAACGACTCAATAAAGGTGAGGATGAAGTAGGGCCACGAAACTTTAAACAATATCAGAGTACAGAACTACCCATCCAATCGATTGTAATTCCTGCTGGTAGGCAGCACGATGGTAAGAAGATGGTTGCGTATTATCACATCATCGTTGAAGATATGGAATTGGGTGAATGTAATGGATACTACCAATTGGTTACAGAAGAACAATTAGAAAAAGAGTTTAACATCAAATATAACAACTAAGCTATGAAATACTACATTGCAAAAGTAAAGGTGATTACAACAGATAGTAAGGGTCGCCAAAAGAAGACAACAGAACAATATTGTGTTCACGCAGTATCAGTTACAGATGCTGAAACAAAAGTACATGAGGAATTTAAGAACGATGGTCTTACATTCGAAGTTACATCAGTATTGGAAACAAAGATTATAAAGGTAATCAATTAAGGAGACTAAATGGTGTATATATCTGGTTCAACTGTGGTGTTTAGTGTATTCGACACTTTAAAGGTTGGTAATATCGTAGAGGTATTGGTATCCAAAAATAGTTTTGTATATACAATAAAATCTGAAGAGGGTAAGGTATATGAGAATGTAGCAATAGACACCCAAACATCCGAAGTGTTTATACACAGCACCGCAACCAGATTATTCAATAAATCAAATCAAAGTGGAGAACAAGAAGTTTAAGTTGATGAAGAAGAGGGTGCTAAAGGTGTATCCTAAGGCAACTACTCAAATGACTAATGATGGTATGTACTATGTTTCTACTGGTACTGATGAATGTATTATGTCTGAGTATATGATACCACCACAAAAGGATGTGTATAACGCATGGTCAGTATTGAATGACACTATCAAAATAAATCAGAACATTCAGAGAACCCATCCAAACAGATTGGATAGTGCATCATTTGAAAAAAGATTTCACAGAATATCTCGTAGAAATAAACGTACATAATCACTTTGATTAATTCTACTTTCATATTTATTGTAAATCACTAATATTAAATTACAATGCTATGAAAAAGTTTTCATCAAAGCCGAGAGGTAGAGTCAATATGGGTGGAGCTACCCAAGACAAAGATAGAGATAGATTAAAGAAGTTAGGTAAGAACTTTAACTCAATTGATTTTGAACTGAGTTCAGCTATCAACGAATCAAACTATACAGATAGAGGTTTGTCTATTGGTAGTTTGTTGATTGGAAAACACTCTATTGATTTGACATACTCTGAGTGCAATAAGATTATCGAAACATTAGAGAACGCACAAAGTACACATAAGCAAAAAATTAGGTTAGGACTATTCTGATATGTTTGAAAAAGATGAGCTCTTCGACCAATTAAGTCGGGACGATCCTGATATGAAGGAGGCGATGGAAGTAGTTGAGTATAGAAGCTTTAAGAGTTCTGTTCCCGATATCTTATTGTTAGAAGAGTTTGTCGATACGATATATAGAACAGCAGTATCTAAGGACGACTTACAAACGATTTGGTTTTGTGAAAGATATATAAAGGACAGATATCTGTACACTAATGAGAAGTCTTCAGAAGAGTACAGACACAAAACGCAAGAAAGATTGATAGAGCTATCAAATAGAGTATCTAATGTCTCTGGTGGTAAGTATACACATCTAATGAAGTTTATTGATGTTATCATTGGTACTCTATATGAATCGAATAAGCTTTTGACAAAAGAAACATTAGAGTATTTGAACAAAGTGTACAAAGGAAAGGTTAAATTCTAATATTTATAAACAATGAGTATACACAAAATAGAAGAACCATACAGGAGTAAGATTGTCGAAATCTTAAAGTCTGAATCCGATTCAGACAAGCGACTTCATCAACTGAAGTTGTATATGTTGGGTGAGTCTTACTTTAAAACATTGTCCAATGACGCTGCGTGGTTGGCATATGAGATTAACAAACAATATAGTCGGAATCGATAATGGCAAATTCTGAATACTGGGATGAAGGTGAATTCAATTTCTTCTCCAGCTTAGATGATGTAGATAAGTTAATGTATCTATATGATTTAATGGTGGGAGACTTTGTGCATGAGTACAATGGAGAAACCAATGTATTCGATGATTCGTTTGAGATTGAGTTCGAAGAGGAAGAAGAAAGCATACGACATCAAGTCATTGTATCATTCGATAAGGACTCTGTAGATTTGAGAGGAACTGACATAGAACTTTTAGATAAGGTTTTAGGCGATATGGTTATGAATGGTTTGTTGGTTTCTAATAAGAGAGTATTATTCGATGGAGATGATGTATTAGTAAGATGTAGATTTGTTGGTGAGACAAATCCGATATCACTAAACTGACATTTTGTCCATTTTATGGAATGGTACATTGATTGAACAATACCAATTGTAAATTTAAAATTAAAAACGGAGTTACTATGTTTGCATTAGAAAGATTGCTTAGAGATGAAAGATTGCTTAGAGATATGGATATTACATATCGCACATGGGATAATTCATCGAACACATCGATGGCTATTGAGGATGATAATCTAATTATGGAATTCGAAGTTCCAGGATTCTCAAAGAAAGACTTGAATGTAAAGGTCGAAAACAATGTATTATCAGTAAGTGGTTGTACGGAAGATAAGTCTTTTGATAAATCATATAAACTGAGTAATGTATGGGATGCTACAGAGGTTTCAGCTGAAGCAAAGAACGGTATCCTAACTATCACCATTCCTAAGAAAGAGGAAATGAAAAGTAAGGTAGTTGAAGTAAAGGTTAAGTAAGTGTTGCATAAACAAGTTATAGAAGTATCGGATAAATTATATTTAGTTTTAAGAAGAGTAAAAATAAATCATAGACCTATAGTAGATGTATGGAAAACTCATCTACAATCAGATATAGTTTTTAAGAAAGAACCATTCTATTATTTTTGTAGGAGTATTATAGATGTCGAACCGATAGATTAATTAACACAAACTTAACATAAGGGGGCTTGTATAAGTCCCCTTTTTTTATTATATTTACTATGTAAATAAAAACGATGAAAACAACATTAAAAGTCGCAGAGTTTATCGCTATTTGTACTGCAATGGGATTTGTATGTGCACTTGCGACAATTGGTTATTTGGTAGTGTTGGAACAAATGGGTATTTGACTATGGGTATTAAATTTACTGATGAGGCTAAAGCTGCTATGCGTATCAACCTCATTCTACTGAGTACATATATGTGTATGGACTTACTTCAGATATCATCATTCCCCGTTGGTTTCATTGTGGGTATGGTGAACTATCTTTATGTAGTCAACGAACTTAAAAAAATCAAATCGTAGTTATGGGTAATTTAGGATACGCGTGTATCAATATGACATTGGGTAAGAAAGGTGTTACTACTAATCGTGGTATGATTAAACGAACCTTCTTACAGAAAGGTATACCTTACGCATCTGAACTCAGTATACAGAATGTAAGAGACTTAATTGAGATTATTAAGTGGAACGAACAGAACAACATTAAGTTCTTTAGAATGAGTTCAAATATGTTCCCCTGGTCTTCTGAGTATCCTTTATCAGACCTACCACATTATAATCGTATCAAAAATCTGTTGGCTGGCGCAGGTGTTCTCGCTAACAAATATGGCCATCGCCTGACATCACATCCTGGCCCATTCAATGTGTTGGTATCCCCCAATGAGAAAGTCGTTAAGAACACTATTACTGACCTTTCTATACATGGTGAGGTGTTTGACCTTATGGGACTATCCCGTACACCATACAACAAAATCAACATCCATTGTAATGGTGTCTATGGTGATAAGATATCTGCTATGGATAGGTTCTGTAAGAACTTCGAACGATTGCCAGAATCTGTTCAGAGTCGATTGACTGTAGAGAACGATGACAAAGCTACGATGTACTCTGTAAAAGATTTGATGTACATTCACGAACGGATTGGTATTCCTATTGTCTTTGATTATCACCACCACAAATTCTGTACTGGTGACCTATCAGAAGAAGAAGCGCTCAAGCTGGCTGCAAGTACTTGGGGTGACATTAAGCCTGTAGTTCACTACTCTGAGAGTAAGTCACTACATGAGAACAATGATACTATCAAGCCACAAGCTCATTCAGATTATATCTCTGAAACCATTAACACTTATGGACTTGATGTAGATGTAATGGTAGAAGCAAAAGCTAAGGAATTAACCCTTTTAGAGTACAGAGGCGTTAACGCATAATATCCCGTTTAGCTTGTTGTAATATCTTAATTAATTTCTTTTTGATATTTATATGGGGTTGTTGATAAACAACTCCATTCTTTTATATAAGAAAGAATTTGATATAAATACAACTCAGGAATTTAATGAAACTAAAAAATAGTAAAATATTTTCAAAAAAGTTTTGGTTCATTGTACTGATGACTATCAGCACCTTAACATTAGCTGGTACAGCGGCATATTACTCTGTATTTGGATTAAGTACTTTGTTTGCTGGTGCTAAGTTTCAAGTCATTATTATGGCTTCAGCATTGGAGTTTGCTAAATTAATATTAGCATCATACCTCCATAATAATTGGAAGTCAGCTGGGTGGATGAAATGGTATCTAACGATTGCATTGGTAACACTTATGGGTATTACATCAGCAGGTATCTATGGATTCCTCACATCAGCTTATCAGAAAACAGCAGACCAATTGAATGTTATTGATAAGAAGGTGGATGTAATTGAATTGAAAAGAGATAGGTTTACGGAGTCTTTGGATGGGTATAACTTAGAGAAACTACAATTGAATAATTCTATATCAGAGTTGACCACTGGGTTATCTAATAATACGATTCAGTACAAAGATAAAGAAACAGGTCAAATCATCACAACGACCTCATCTTCTACACGTAGAGTATTAACACAACAACTCAACGATATGAAATCCCAAAGGGATGGTGTATCACAGAAGATGGAATCTCTGACAGATTCAATTACTAAAATGGATTTACAGATTTTAGATTTAGAGTCAAACAATGATATAGCAGCAGAGGTGGGGCCATTGAGATACATCTCTGAAATTACAAACAAGCCAATGGGTATCATTGTTAATTGGTTTACATTACTTATTGTATTTGTATTCGACCCATTGGCAATCTCAATGGTAATTGCATTAAATAAACTTATAAACAGGAAAGAAGATGGAAGTAGTATTGGTAGTGGCGATATTAGTGATAACGATAGTGGTAGTGGAGATAACACACAGGCTAATGATGAAAGTATCGAGGAGGTTCGAATACTTTCAGAAGAAGTGGAAAAAGAAGGAACGGAAGGGAAGGAAGAAGTTGTTGAAGCAACAAAAGAAGTTGTTGAAGAAACAAAGAAAGAAAAACAAATTAAAAAAGTAACGTCCCCACAACCTGTCAGAAAGCGGTATAGTGATTCAGTAGCTATAAATGAGGGTAGAGGATAATTTGGTTAATTCAAATTTTATTCGTATATTTGTATTAATATACTGATATAAAATATATTGTTATGAGTGATTTATATAATGAGGGGAGAACCACAAGTGGTGACGCACAAGTAAATTATTCCACCACCCCATCTGAAAAAGAAAAGTGGTTTCAAGAGTTTAGGGAGTTTGATTACGGATTGGATATCAAAGATAATATCATTTTAGTTCAAGACGATATTATTCAGGGATTAACATTCGATATCATTTCAAAAGTAAGATTACTCAGAAAGATAAACCCTGATTTAAAAACCATTACCCTATTGATTAATTCACCCGGCGGAGATGTTGTAGAAACATTAGGGTTGATTGATTATATTCGTTCATTAAATACCAACGAAGGTATCAAAACAAATATGGTATGTAGGGGTTCAGCTATGAGTGCCGCTGCATTGTTATTAGCTGCTGGGACTGGTGTTAGAGCAGCTTCCAAACATTCAAAGATTATGGTTCACCAATTATCAACAATCAATTTCGGTAAGTTAGGTGACATCAAATCGAATGCAAAGTTCGCAGAACAATTGGAAGATGATTGTAACACTATTATGGAAGAGTGTACAAAGAAAGATAAAAAATGGTGGGAGGCAAATCAACAGAATGATTATTTCCTATCATCATCAGAAGCATTGGAATTAGGAATCATAGATAAAATAATTTAAGTTATGGAATGGAACTACAAACCTTTAGGTGATAGAGTCGTTATTAAGATTGTAAAACGGCATGATGAAAAAACATCAGGTGGTCTATATAAACCATCTGGTTCAGAAACAACTATGTTAGGTGAAGTTATCGCAGTTGGTAACGGATTGTTTACACAAACTGGGGACACAATCCCAATGAGTGTAAAGGTTGGTGATACAGTCCTATTGGAAGGAACTGGATTCAAACATAGAAATGGTAAAGACACATACCACATTTACAGAGAGAGTGAGTTGTTATCTGTATTAAACGAAAACTAAAAGTTATGGTACATATTTTGGACGAAACCCAAATCCAAGAGAACTACGAAAAGTTCAGAAAGTTAATTAATCAAACATTCACAGGGGATAGATTGGAATCCCTTAATAAGATGTATGACCACATTGAAGACAGAATTGTATTAACGCCCGCATCATCAACTGAACATTTCCATAATGCTTTCGCTGGTGGGTACATCGATCATGTTCTGAGAGTCACGAGAAATGCTGTCAAAGTGTTTGATATGTATGAAGAACTTGGATTGGGTATCGGTGATTATACAAAAGAAAATGTAATCTTTACCGCTCTTCATCACGACTTGGGTAAGGTTGGTAATGCAGATGAGAGTTGGTACATCCCAAATGATTCACAATGGCATGTTGAGAATCAGGGTAAGATTTACAAAACCAACCCAACAATGCATTGGATGAATCTAAATGACAGAACCTTTTGGATGTTGAATCATTTTGGAATCAAATGTTCTGAAGTTGAATGGTTGGGTATCAAACTTACAGATGGCTTGTATGATGACTCTAATAAAGAGTACTACATTGCGTATAACAAAGACAACGCACTCAAAACATCACTTCCATTCGTGATGCATCAGGCTGATATTATGGCTGCTAGATTTGAGAATGAGAGATGGTTGAAACTAAAGCAAGGTCAAGTTACCACTAAGAATGTAGGTGGTAGGCCAACTAAAAAACAAAAATTAGAAAATGTAAAAATGCCAGAGAAGATTGATTTCAAATCTATCTTTGGAGATGTGACAGAAGCTTAATTATGATACTGACAATAGTAATACTATCAGTCCTAACCTTAGTGTTTGGATTCACAACATTTAACTTACTTCGAAAGAATGAAAGATTAGAAGATGATATAGAATCATCTGATAAATATTTGGGTGATGCATATTCATCAATGAAGGATGCATATGAAAGAATGGTTAAGGTAGATAGGTTGGGTTCATTTGAGGCTGATGATGAAAGTGGATTTATCTTTGAAGAGATTAAATCTACATTAGAACAATTAAATGAAGAATTCAATTTAGATGCCGAGGAAAAGGAAGAATAAAAGATATTTCACCACTATTACTGAGATGGCTATAAATGCCTACAATAATTGTGATGACGATAGACTAAAGAATAAAATATACAATAGATTCATACATTACCCATTTGATAAGTTATCAGAGAACGTAATACATACCTATAAAACTTATTACTTCGATATACCATACGAAGATGTCAAAGCAAGTGTAGTGGCATTTTTAAATGAGAAGATTCATAAGTTCAATGGTGAAAATGGTAGAGCGTTTTCTTACTTTACGGTAGTAGCTAGAAATTATTTATTCAACGAAAACAATGCCAACTATGCACGTATGAAATCAAGAGAAGGTTTGGATGTAGTTGACTCATCAAGAAATATCGTAAACGAAGTTGTTAGTGAACAGATGAGAGAATCTAAATCAGATTTCATAGACCACTACACTCAGTACATTGATTATCATTTAGATGATATCTTCTCTAAGGATAGAGATAGGGCAATTGCTGATTCAATAAATGAGTTGTTCAAAACAAGGAATGACTTATACTCTTACAATAAGAAAGCACTTTACATACTTATTAGAGAGAGGACTGGTGTCCATACTCAGTACATAACAAAAGTAGTGGGTAAGATGAAACATATTTACGCAGAGTTATATACTGAATACAATAAATTTGGACACATTGATATGTTGTATAAGTTAAAGGGAATTGATGGATAAGGATACTGAATTATTTAAGGGGAAAACATTCTCTGATATTATGGCTGATATCTATACTAACTCAAAGAAGAAAGATAGACAGTTGAAACTTCTTATTGCGCAATTAGAACCATTGGTTAAAAACATCAATGATGCAACGGTGGTAGTTCCTTTGATAAAAGAATATATGGAGGTATCTGTAAAGAACGATGAACAGATTGTAAAACTAGCAGCCATCGTCCAACGTATGATGAAAGATGCAAACTCTGAAGATGGTGGTGGATTGGGATTATCGGATGATGAAAAGAAACAACTATTAGAAAACGCAAAAGCGATTGACGCAAAAATAGATTCCCTTCAAAATGATGGAGATGATGAATGAGTACATTCCAAACAGGCACAATACAATCTATAAATTTAAAAGATGATAATCCCAATGAGGTTTATAGTGTAAGAGTTCTAACCTCAAAAGGTTCAGGTCGGTCTGAAGTTGCGTACCCACTTGATGTAAACATAAAAAGAGTTCCACTAATAGGAGAGAGTGTAATACTCATATCCTCAATGGGTGCAGAGGCAAGTGGTGGTAGTCGAAGAGCTAAACAATATTACATATCATCGACTGCCGTACAATTAAATGTACATAATAACGCATTACCCAAAGGTGCAGCACCTCAACGGAGTACGAATACACTTTCTACATATACACAAACTCTTACAGGCACCCCTAATGTAAGTAAGAAATCAGAAGTAAGTTTAGGTAAGGGGTTTGAGGAGAGAACTGATATTGGTTCATTACAACCATTCATCGGTGATGTTCTATTAGAAGGTAGGTTCGGACACTCACTCCGATTTGGATACTCACCAAAGGACTCAGATACCACACAAAGTCCATCGTGGGAATCGTCAAATGTATCTGACCCTATAACCATATTGTCAAATGGTAGAGAGGGTGGTTCTTACAATAAATTTAGTATTGAGGATGTCAACAAAGACTTATCATCTATATGGATGGGTTCATCGCAAAAGATAAAGTTAGAACCATCCAATAAGTTTACATTAGGGGTAACTCCACAAAACTCATATAACAAACCACAACTGATATTCAATTCAGATAGAGTGGTAATCAATTCAAAGTCAGACTCAGTTTTAATTAGTGGTGGGAAATCGGTAAATATATCTACTAAAAGTTGGAGAGCTGATATGGACGAGATATTCAATCAGTTAGAAGTAGTGGTTACTGAACTATCAAAAGCTGCATCTGTTATGGCGGTGCTTGGTATCCCAATCAATGTCGCATCTTTATCTAAAGCGGTTGCTAGTTTGAAGTCTATGAAACAATAGTGATATCATCACAAAACAAAACATTCTGATATTTATATAAAAACATAATATTATGAAACCAAAAGAATTAGCAAAACTATTAGAGGTGGTAGTTAGAAAGGTGGTTAGAGATGAACTCAAACCCATCATCACAGAGGTTGTAAAAGCATCTAAACCAGTAGAGCAAAGTAGAGTAAAACAACCATCCGCTAAAAAGAGTGGTGTAAGTTTATTCGAAGTATTGGGTGAAGAAAAGCAAAAACCACAAACCAAATTTTCAGACGATGCGATGTTGAATGGTATATTGAATGAAACTGCAAACGATGGTGAGTGGAGAAACTTAGATGCTAATCCATACACATCACAACAAGCACAAGGATTCAACAGAGCACAAATGGCTGAGATGATTGGATATGGTGATGGTGTAGCTACCGCCCAAACAATGGCGCCAATGACAGGACCTGATGGAGAACCCATCAACACAAATATTGAAGGTACTGCTGTAGGTGACGCATTGACAAGAGACTATTCTGCATTAATGAAAACGATTAGTGCTAAGAAAGGAAAATGATAAATGCGGGAACGGACTGAATATAGATACAACCCTATAGACTTTGATGATAATGTAGCAGTTGGGGTTACATTACCATACGGAAAGCTTGGTGGTTTGTTTAATCTAAGTTACACTACTGAAGAACAATCCGTTTCGAACTTAAAGAACTTACTCTTAACAAGAAAAGGTGAAAGACCATTTCAACCAGAATTCGGTTCGGATGTGTACTCATTATTATTTGAGAACATTGGATTGGATTTATCAGATAGGTTATCCGAATCTTTAAGAGAAGATATAAATTTATGGTTACCATACATAATTATTGATGATATCATTGTTGATACAGAACCTGACAGAAACTATGTAAAGATACAATTATCATTTAGAGTTACTGAACAAGGAGCTAATCAGCAAATAGTGGTGTTTGTTGATTCCGCTGGAACAACAACTGTAGAATAGGTAGTAAGATGGCTAATAACGATTTAGTAAAAAAAGATGTATCACTATTAGGAAGGGACTTTGGTGAGTTCAGAAAGAACTTAGTTGATTTCACCAAAACATATTTCCCCAATACATATAATGATTTCAACGAATCATCTCCAGGAATGATGTTTATGGAGATGGCATCATATGTGGGTGATGTTTTATCATTCTATACAGATACACAATTAAGAGAATCTCTATTACTATCAGCAGAAGAAAACCGAAACCTATTCAACATCGTATCGGCATACGGATACAAACCAAAGAACTTTGTTCCTGCTACAACTACATTAGATGTATTCCAATTAGTTCCCGCCAAAGGAAGTGGTGACGATGTTACACCTGATTTCGATTATGCTATGACAATTGAAGATGGGATGCAAGTTGGTTCATCACAAAACAACAATGTAAACTTTATAGCTCAAGGTCAAGTAGACTTTTCGGTATCATCGTCTTTCAATCCTACAGAAATAACGGTTTATCAGATTGATGAAACAAACAACATACCGATATACTATCTTCTGAAAAAAAGTGTAAAGGTATCAAGTGGAACTATTGAGAGTAAAACATTCACATTCGGTTCACCAAAAATTTATGATAAGATTAAGATTGAAGACCCTAACCTTATTCGAATAAAAAGTATAACAGATTCGGATGGTGACACTTGGACTCATGTTCCTTACTTAGCGCAAGATACGGTATTCAATCAAGTTGAGAACAACTCAGACAACTCAACCAACTATTCTCAGTATAGTGGTGACGCACCATATCTTTTAGAACTGAAGAGAGTTCCAAAGAGATTCATTACAAGAATGGAAGATAAAGGTGAGATGGTTATTCAGTTTGGTGCTGGTATATCTCAGAACGCAGATGAAGAAATTGTTCCTAATCCTGACAATGTGGGTTCAGCACTCTACAATATTGTTGGTGATTTAGACCAAGGGATTGACCCATCGAATTTCTTATACACAAAGACATATGGAGTCGCACCATCAAACACAACATTGACTGTTGAGTATTTGGTGGGTAATGGTGTATCTGATAATGTATCTGCAAAAGACTTAACCAACATTACATCTGTAGTAACATCGTTTAAGAACGAATCTAATTTGGATAGTGGTGTTGTCAGATTCATCAGAAACTCATTAGCAGTAACTAACACAGAACCCGCTAGAGGTGGTCGGAGTGAAGAAACTAACGAAGAGATTCGTAACAACACTATGGCATTCTTCGCAGCACAGAATAGAACTGTCACTAGAGAAGATTATGTAATGAGGTGTTACGCATTACCTCCGCAATTCGGTTCAGTAGCAAAAGCATATTTGATGCAAGACTACCAAATCGAAGATAAGAAAAAAGACAATACCACAATCTCATCTGAGATACCAAATCCATTGGCATTGAATTTGTATACATTGGGATATGATTTGAATAAGAATTTGGTAGGATTGAATCCAGCAACCAAAAACAATCTAAGAAACTATATCTCATACTACAGAATGTTAACTGATGCAGTCAACATCAAAGATGCACATATTATTAACATCGGTGTTGATTTTGAAATTACTGTTATGCCTGACTACAATTCCAATGAGGTGTTGTTAAGGTGTATAGAAGAGTTAAAAAATTATTTCAACATTGACAATTGGCGAATCGGTGAACCAATCCAACTATCAAAACTTTATGTGATGTTAGATAGAGTAGATGGTGTTCAGAGTGTTCTCAGACCTGACAGAGAAGGAAATGGTGGTTTAAAGATATTCAACAGATTCAATGGAAACTATTCACCAAACAAATATAGCATTAGTAACGCTACAAAGAATGGTGTAATATATCCTGCTAAAGACCCATCTATATTTGAAGTTAAATTCCCTAATAACGATATTAGAGGTAAGGTAGTAACTCAATCATTCTAAGGAGGTAAAATGATATATAGAATATACGGACAAAAAGATACTACCATATACGAACAGAACGCTCGTAAGAATCAGAACACTGGTAATGATGAAGTATTGGAGGTAACTAAGTTTTTTGATGAGGAGTTCAATACTACTTGGATCGGTAATAGTAGAATCCTTACACAATTCGATTTGACACCCATATCATCATCAATAGCATCAGGGGAAATATCAGGAGCAAGAAAGTTCTACCTTAACCTAACATCTGTTGATGAGAACGAAGTAGAAACAGAATATCAGTTAGACATATTCCCTATATCAGAAAGTTGGTCTGAGGGTAAAGGATTGTTTTACGACAACCCCTTAACGACTAATGGATGTAGTTGGGTCTATCGTAATGATGACTCTTTATGGGGAGTTTCTTCTGCACAAATATTAAATGGGATACGACCAACAGAAGCACCCACCAATGGTATCATTTTATATGAGAACTTTGAGAATGGTGTAGGTGCAGCATTCTTAACAGAATCCATAAGAGATTTAGGTGGTAACGAACCATCATTATCTACAGAGAACAATAAGTTAGTTATATCAGCATCTAACTTTGCTGGTACTACTTTGGTCTTCCCAATCGCATTGGCTGCCAGTCAAACATACGAAGTACAATTCCAAATCGACCCCAACTCATTTGACGACATTCAGTTTAGAGTCCAAGACCCAAATGGTGTATTAAAAACTGAAGAAGATTATGAAGGAATGGTTGGTAAAATAACCACCCCATCAACTCAGTCATTTGACTTAACATCAACTGATGCAGGTGACTACCAATTAAGATTCACATTCTTTGATGGTAGTGGGGATGGTAATACTACAACTGGTACTTTTGATGAGTTGTATGTTGCATTAAAAGAAGGTAACACATTAGTACATGAAACATTTACAATAAACACTGGAAGTTTCTTATTACGAAATGTTATCAAAAATACAAACCTTGAACTACCAAGAATGTTTGCATCCGAATCCAAATTGAATTTGTATGCAGACAATGTGGGGGGTGGTGATGCAACTTTCATCAAAAACCTATCAACGAATTTGGAATACTCCATTAGTTGTGAAATAAATCCAGGTGATTATCCTGATATCGGATTTACAATCTATGACCCCAATGGATTGACATACAGAGATAGTGATAGTATCATTGGGTACTCTCGTTCATTCGATGAGCCTGTAACTCAATCGGTGGTGTTCACCCCTGATATAGAAGGTGATTACATATTCGCATATACATACTACGATAGTGGTTCTAATGGAGCAAGTGGTTCGATAGATAACTTTAAGATACGATTCTCAGGTACTATACCAACTCCATCGACAACTGAAGCGGGATACTATAAGAACTCAGGTGGAGCAACTTGGTTCACATCATCTTTATCTGGAACATATGCATCACAAACATTCAACAGATACACAAAAGATTTGAGGGTTGATGTTACTGACTATGTAGAGGATTGGTTAAGTGGTAGTAGACCAAACAATGGATTCATCATCAAAAGGCCTGTAGCACAAGAGAGTGGTTCAACGAGATATGGTTCGTCTAAATTCTTCTCAAATGAAACTCATACTATCTATGTACCTACATTAGAGGTGAGGTGGACTACTGGTTCATTTGATACTGGTTCATTGAGTGAACTCACAGAAGACAACATTACACTTTATGTAAAGAATGTTTCTACAGAATACAAAGAAAACTCAAGAGCAAAACTCAGAGTGGTAGGTAGAGCAGCATTCCCACAAAGAACATTCTCATCTACATACCCATATACTGACATAAAGTATTTACCAGAAACTACTTATTATCAGGTGAAAGATGTTGAAACAAATCTTGCAGTAATTCCATATGACACAACCTACACAAAGGTAAATTGTGATTCAACAGGAAACTATTTTGATTTTTGGTTCAATACACTTCAGCCTGAAAGATTCTATCAATTCGATTTCAGAGTAGATAGGAACGGAAAGATTGGGTACTTTGAAGGGCCTATATTTAAAGTGGTTAGGTAATGGCTAGAATACGAAATATAAAAAGAAATACATCTAATCAAATCATCTCATATTCCATACCACCTAATAGTGATGTGGAGTATGGTGTTTTAAGATTACCTGCAGTTGAAACTGTATATGGTATTGGCTCATACAATAGAACATTGGATAGACTGAGTGGTGATTTACTTCAGCAAGTTGATGTTGATGGAAATGTATTTGTCGATACATTTAGTGGTAGATATGAGATAACGGATTCAGCTAAAACATACAATGGTACATTAGACAGACATGATATCAATATATTCTTTGACACAATACCTTGGGATAATGTTGTAAACGGCCCTACATTGGAAGATGGCGCTTACAGAATAACAAAAGAGTTAATCGATAGTGGAAAAAATTTAAGACTGAAAGCTATAGTTGCCATATCAAATGATACTCAAACAAATCGATTTACACAAGTTCGATTCCAAAGGAAGAGAATACTAACACCTCCTGGAAGTGGATTTGTATTTCGTGAAACTGAAGTATCGCCTGGTCTAGGGACTGTCCACCAAATTGTATACGAAATAACAAATTCTGAAATGATAGAAAATGATTTATGGGAGGTGCAAGTGAAGTATGGTAGAAATAGAACTACTGAAGTTGAGGGTATATATATGAGAGGTGACCAATCTTTATTTGAAGTAGAGTTATTTTGATAGGGGTGTTATATGGCTATAGATAGATTTCAAAACCCCAACATAGTAACTGACTCAAAGGTACCTGTATCAAATGTTCAGACATATTCCATTGATGATAGTGCTAGGTTAGATAAGACTACAGAACCATGTTCAAAATCATTGTTGGATGATTCTATTGTAGAAAAACACATCTACTCAAGAAGTACATTAGTAGAATCAAACACAGAACCACTTTCTTACGAATCATCGAATGGTGGTAATGGAACATATGATGTATTACTTTCTCCAGAAAAGGATATTAGGTTAAGTACCATCACAAAAGGATACTACAGTATTGTTTACAATTTTTTGAAGAATGTAGTTCCATCACTCAAAGTAGAAAACATATCTACAGATTCGACAGAAGTACAATTATCAGCAGGAACATTTAGGAACATCCAAACCTTTAAACAGAATCCTTTATCAGAGTTAAGAAGTTTAGTTGATGGTGAAACAAACTACAAACTAAACTTAGCATTGAACTTTGGTCAAAACAGATTGTACACAATTACAGATATTAGTTTTGATGTAGAATTGGGTGTAGTTGTCAAACTATACAAACCATTACCATCTAATTTAGAGAATGAGTTTTCATCGATTGATGTTGTA